TTGTCATCCAAGCTTGACCTAACCGTAATAGCTGTTACCATGTCTGGAGCAACATCGATATCTGGGAACCCATTTTCAGATAGGGTTTCGATATCGAGTGATAGTACGTTGATCAAATCCCGATTAAATTTGATCTCAAACGGAAAGGTTTCATGAATGAATTGAAGTGCAAAATCATCCATACCATAGACGTTGAAATTATCCATGTGTTCGTATCGTGCAAGAAACTCTTTAGCGGTTTTCATATCAGGCATATCCATACGCCCAACCTTGGTACCATCCAAAGCAGTGTACATACCATTCTTCCCAGTCCGATCAGGAACGTAGAGAATGGGTTCGTATTTAAATTTCTTGTTTATACGGGAAAATACACCACTCTTCTTATCTTTCATAAGACCACGAAAGAAAATGAAGTTACCGTGTTTTGATACATCCGTATAAAATGATGTGTACTCTGACATTAAGTGATCAGACCCGGAGACGTGATAATACCATTTCCGAACGATTTATTGTAAACGTTCAACACTTCATCGTTTGGTGGGTAGACTGTAATTACAGCATAGTCAGAAATCTTGACATCCATCTTTGGGTCTTTAGCCATTGGGAGATATGCCCCCAGACCACCTTGACCAGACCCATCTGGCATAACCTGAATTACAGCAGGATTTTTGATAAACAGTTGTTTGGTTTCACCGATTGTCGAAACATCACCGATAATTTCTTCATTGTTTAAAAGTCTTACAACTTGTACATTAGCCATTCGTTCTCCATAAAAAATGCGTTATAGTAGATTACCCACTATAACGCATTTCGAATTATTTTTCAAGTGTTTAGTTTGAATCTGGCATAAATCTTTCAATTCTTTTCAGCTCAGCTTCAGCCCTTTTCATCTGAGTTTCTTGCATACCATGCAGAACCCAAAGGAAGAATCTCTTAACCGATGATTCTTTTGACACGCGAAATGTTGATGTAATTGTATTCATTGTTTCTACCTTTCAAGCATAGAAAGTGTTGCAGGGCACTGGTTAAAGCTACCCTGCAACACATTTGTTTTAGTCGATTGTGATAATACGTGGCTTTTTAGCCTCTGGAATCACACGTTCCAAATTGACGATAAGCATACCGTCTACCAACTCAGCACCCTTAACTTCAACGTCTTCGACAAGACGAAATACACGTTCAAAGTTGCGTTTGGCAATACCCTGATACACATATTCTGATTTGTCGGTATCTTCACCATCCACACTCTTGATCGTAAGAACACCGTCCTGAAGATCAATCGTGATATTATCGCGAGAGAAACCAGCAACAGCTACTTCAATGCGATATGTTACATCATCTACCTTGGTGATGTTATATGGTGGAAATGGATTTGCTGCCATAGCACTCTTCTGAAATCCATCAGAAAATGCTAGAATTTGATCCAGAAACGAATCATACCCCACAAGGTTTTTGGGTAGCATTGATGTGTCAAATTTATATGTCTTATTCATTTTTCCTCCTATAAAGCAAGGTTAGTACGGCAACCCATTATGGCATTGCCTAGGTAATATATGGGTACGACCTACCCATATTTCAACTACTCTGTTAGCAATTCTGCATTAAGAGTAGTTCCATAAGACTCCAGTGCGGATTCAACGACCTGAAGTCTTGCCCGTTTCTCATTAAGCGTTGCCTGACCAGCATGATCAGGGTTCTCAATGAGAGATGTTTCTACAATCAAAATATCAGAACGTAGCTTACGCCCCTCTGAAATCAGTTGCATTTGTTCGTTATATGTATCCATTATCTAGCCTTTCCGATGTTATATTTAGCCACAAGCTCCCATTCTCCCTTTTCTTTGTATGGGAGAACCTTCACTTGACTGATAGCTGCAACAGGATCAGATGACTTTTTAGGATCGACCAAACTCACCAGCTCCCATTCATGAAGCAAATTCGCAATGGTATTTCTACGTGCAAGGTCTTCATCAGAGAAGTTTGACGGTTTACCATCAAGTGCAAAAAGCTCTTTGAAGTGTACTATGTAATACCGACCCTGTTTGTGTAGAATATGACAGGACTGGAACAACCGCTGTTCCTTCCTTGACGCGACACCAATACGTGTTAATGTTTCGACAACTTTAAGAAAGGATTCATCATCTGGCAACAACACCTCAACAAAACCTTCAACAATATCTCCATTATTCATGTAAACCACCTCTTATTAAAATATCAAATCACTTCGATATGTGACTATTTATAGTAAACTATTATCTATTACTTATAAATATTGGTATCACAACATCTATCATGGGGTAGATGGATCACTTTGTAAAACTAGTCGTTCTCTACCAAGCCACCCCTCATCATTTTATGACGAATATCGTCCACCTGTGTATTTGTTAATATCATCAAAGCCTGTTTTCCGTGTTGACGGTTATATCCATAATACCTACAAACCATATCCAAGTCTTTGTACTCTTGTTCTTTAGACCATTTGGTAAATCGTTTTTGTGGTCTAATAATGTTGAGTAGAAACAGATACTGCATAAGGTCACTCATATCAGGATGTAGGTTCAATTCGTTAACGAGAAGAACCGCATCCATAAAATATGACAAATGCCGATTGATCACAAATGCGTTATATTCAGACATATCATCAATAACCTCTTGCGATTGTAGGCTATCGATATAGGTGAATGGTGTCATTAGACAAACTCACAGTCAGTCATCATCTCCGTTAAACACGCAACAGTGTTGATTTCCTGATCTGATACAAACGCTGATTTGTACTGGTACTCCGAAAGGTGAAGAACCAATTGCGGAATGCTTTCTGGCTTGACAAATGACGATGCATTGTGAAACAGATTTGTGAACAGCGAAACTGGATCGTAATCAGGGTGTTGTGCAACCCATTTCCGCATTCTACTGAAATCCTTCGACTTCAGATGTTTTGTAAGCTCAAACAACTCATCAATGCCGGTATCAACATCCACAAGAACACCAACATCGATTTTGTTGTTGTTGGAAGCATACCGTTGAAGCTCATTGAGCACACGTCTCCAATCAGAGAAATGTTTTGTAATAAGATTAATCACCACCTTATTATCATATTCAACACCCTCAGCTTCAAGAATACCACGAACTCTTGTGTAGAACTGTTTAGCCAATTCAGCCTTCTCAGCCTTATTGATGTTGAATTCGATACCAGAGCATCTTGATTGCAGTGGTTCGATGATCTTATTCTTGAAGTTTGCCGTTAGGATAAAACCACAGTTCTTTGAATACTGCTCCATGAAACTTCTAAGAGCGGGTTGTGTGGACTGTGGATTTAGGTAATCCGACTCATCCAAAATCACAACCTTACGAACCCCATTCAAAGAAATTGTTGTTGCAAAATTGCTGATAGTAGTTCTTAGAGTGTCGATGTTACCAGACAGAGAACCGTTGATGAACAGCTTGTTATATCCAAGCTCATCCACCAAGGCATGAGCCACAGTAGTCTTACCGATACCAGCAGTTCCTGTTAGTAAAAGGTTTGGTAGCTTTCCGCTATTGATAAATCCCTGAAAGGTATCCTTCAATCTTTCTGGTAGTACACAATCTGAAATTGTGTTAGGACGATATTTTTCACACCACAAATAATCATTAGCCATTTTTATCCCTCATATTTACCAGCCATCCAATAAGTCAGATCGACTTGGGATGACGTAGTTTCCACCTTTAAGGCTCCATTTTCGGAACCGATATCATATACTGAGCAATGCCCTTTATGCTTGAATAGCTTGATCCACATATACTCCACTTTAATGCGGATATTAAAAGGTTTATTCACCGCACTATTTGCTGTGATAGTACCGAATGTATGCTCTGATGAGTTGTCTTCTGCCAGAACACTGACTCTAACCTCTTCACCAACACTCTCAATACACAGTTCAGTTGCGCCAAGAACAGCAGCCGACTGCTGAAGTTTCTTAAGCTCATCTGAGGTGATATCAAACTCACCAACAGCACCATCAAGATTCAAATCATCCGAAGGTGGTTGTTTGATGAGATCGATATCAGAGTAGAAATAGCTCAGTTCATTGGTAGAAGAATCGTCGTTGATTACAACCTTACGATCACCAAATTCCAGATTAGGTTTATCGAACAAACCCACACAATTGATGAACTGATTAAGATCATAAAAACCGAATTCGTGCTCAAAGGTCTCAGGAATAACAGCCTTTGCGAAGTAGTCTTCCCCAGTTGAAACTGCCCTCAGAATATTTCCTTCACTCACATATAATGAAGGATCAATCTTGGCAAACTGTTTTAAAACTGCCAAGGTGTCATCACAAAATTGCACCATACAATTACTTTCCTTTCATCTTCTTAATCTGGTTAATGTCCGCTGTTCCACTTGCACCAATCTGTGCCAAATCGACAAGAGACCCACCAAAGTTGTATGAACCCATATGCTGAAGACGCATCCAAGGACACATCCAAACCTTAAGACCAATCTTTCGCGCCCATTGACAAAACATGTAATCCTCAGAAAGATATCTCTCAGAGTAACTGCCTTCCCCCATACTACTGGTGCGGTTTTTTACAAAATCAACCACCTCTTGGTTTGAAGCCTCTGGATTCTTCTCAAAGAACATCTCAATCTCTTTCGAAGCATTAGTATACTTGTTATCGATAAGAGCATCGAAGAAACACATGATTTCACGTGATCCATCAAAGTGAGCTGTTCGAATGTGGTCTGGCTTGTACAGCAATTGTGGATACTCTTCAATGAACCGTTCAAACACTCTTCGCTGAATCATCATGAAGCCTGTCCCGCCTTCAAGAACTTCAACAGGACGATCCACCCGAATTTCTGCATCTTCACCTGCTGGATTAAACACGAAATCACCAACAAAATTTTCAAGACTTCCGGGGTTCTGATCAGCATACCCCTTATCAACAGCCATCTTAATTTTTTCCCAAGCGATAGTCTTCTTTGGATATGGGCCACACACAATGTCTTTATCGCCATCAGGATCAGCCAGTGCAGCCAAGGCAAACACATCGTTTGGATCAAATGCAATATCGCTATCGATAAACATGAGGTGAGTAAAGTCAGAACGCAAAAACTCATCTGCAAGATAATTTCTAGCTCTGGTGATTAGACTCTCATTGAAGAGAAAATAGCAATTCAACGGCACTTCATATTGAGCCGCCATTGTTGACAATGCAGAGATAGATTTGGTATATGTTCCAGTACACATACCACCATACATAGGAGTAGCCACATAAATCTTCCTTTTACGTAGCTCTTCAACTGTAATTTCAATATTGGTTCCTGTTTCGTCTGTCATAGTTATCGGTTTTCCTTATCTGCTTTTGCCACTCGTTTAATCTCTCTCTCAGCAAAGAACTTGATCTTATCAAGATCGTACATTACTGTTGTACCGCCTTTATTCCCTAGACGATAACAAGCCTTGAAAATATTCCCCACGTTGAAATTCATATTCTTATGTTCAATCAAATCACCAAGCTCATAAGCTCCTTCTGGTAGAACATAATAATCAGAAGACCATCCACCAGAAGTAGACACAACCTCATCAGATTTTTCATCTGTTACTCCACGAGAAGTAGAATACCCCTCTATCAACCCAAGACCATCTCTTAAATTTTCCCAAAGATGCTGTTGCTCTTCACTGGTAATATTAGAGGTTTTCCAAACACCAGCCATATACAAGTTATACGCTGCTTGATGCAATCTCAACAATCTGTCTTGTTCACTCAAATCTTTATCCAAAGACCCATCGTCGCTTAGACTCATTATTTTCTCCCATATTGCTTTTGCCATAACCATGTGCTAAAACGACCAAGGCGAATGGTGAAGAATTTAACCGCTTTACCATTCCAAAACCAATGATTGTATTTGTGTGTGCCAGCTTTTCGTTGTCTAGACATTATAACAAAATCTCCATAATCTTGTCTGGAGCATATTCATCACCGTCAACAGTATAATACAAAATACCTTTTAAATCAAGTAATTCTTTCACTTTTGTATCAATTATTTTCGCTTCTTCTTCCTTTTGAGTGCGACCAATTCCTGTGTATGGTTTCACTCTATTGAGGAATATATTATGGTTATCATACTCATTGAATTTCTCAACGATAAATGCTTCAAAGGGTTCGCCCTTCTCTGCCCCACAATCCATATTTTGGATATATAAAAGCCCTAATAGGAGTGGGCTATCGGTAACAGCCCACTCCACATCATGTTCGACAAGTCTTGTCAACCTTCTATTTTGCTTTGCAGAGACATAGAGCTGATCACGTTCCAAAACATTGAAACGCTTATCCCACACCAAATCTTTAGCGTATTCATGAACAAGTTCCACATTCATATGAGCGATCTTCATCCTGAAGAACAACCCTGCTGCCGTGGTTGATTTACCAGCCCCCGGTCCACCCCAGAGATTTATGACCTTCATTATCTATTTCTCGTTTTGTATGGAGCAGAGACAAGCAAGCCCCAAACCAATGCTAGTGGCCACACAGCAACAAACAATATAAATATTACAGCAGTAACAAAAGGGCCAACCATCGTTAAGGATGGGTCTTTATCATCTTTCAAGAGAGTGATTGCTGAAGAAATCAAAGCAGTTCCAAGAACCACATATAAAGCCAAACCTATAATCCACCATGAAACCATACTATACCACACCTTTCTGTCTGTTCAGCTTCTTCTGTGCTCTACGCCCCTTATCCAAATGAAACTTTGACGCCTTCGATGTGAACACAACACCATCAAGATGATCAACCTCATGCTGAATAATACGAGCTGATAGCCCAGAGTATTTTACCGTTGTGGTTTCCCCAAGATAGTCTGAAAACCGAACACGGATTCCAGCAGGACGTTTGATCTTCAGATACAGTCCGGGAAAGGAAAGACACCCCTCTTCATAAGGAACATTCTCCCCTTCCGTATCTACAATGACAGGATTGAACATCACCATGATACTTTCACGATCCTTCGGGTTCCCAATAGCGAATACCCGATAAGGTTCACCGATCTGATTTGCTGCCAGACCAATTCCGTTACCAGCAACCATAGTTGTAGCAAGATCAACTGCTAACTGAGCAGTCTTTACTGGGTCTGAAAAATCCCACGGTTGTGTGGGTGTTCTCATAACATCTGCCTTATCGGGAACCAATTCCCGAACAACACCCTCAATATCGTTAAGCAATCCTTCTTCTGTATTTTCCATTATACCCCCACGTTGTAAACTTGTACATGTTTTGCCTTGGCAATCTTTGCCATATTTGCTGTTCCCGTACCACCAGCAAATGCGATCACACAAATTTTTGCACCGACGCTCTTCTTCAATAGAAGAAATTCCAGCATCTCTTTATTTCTGATTGGTCCAGCCGCCTTTGGATGTGCATCCCAATCAGCCGG